CTTTAGTTGAACAACTTAGAACAATGTTAGACACAATGACTCGTTCCAAGTTACTTGAAGCAAAACGACTTGAGGTAGAGGCACTTGGTGTTTCACTAAATGCAACGCCTTTGAAAATTTACATAGGATAAATCCATGCCACTATTTCATGGACAACGAGATGCTTCTTTGGTTCACAAGCTCAATACCGAATTGATTGTGGATATTATAGATACGGAAATTGCTTTATACAAACTTTCATTGAATCAAACGAAGACTAATATATATGACGAGTCCGATAAGAAGATTTACAATAGACCAATAAAAATATCATCTATAATAAATCGTCAACCACAAACCTTTGAAGGAACTGAGTTCGGACAAGACTACACTCAGATTTGTGATTTTGGATTTATTCGAGAAATTCTAAAAGATATAGAAACATATGTTGAAGTTGGTGATGTTATAGAATACAACGGCGAATATTGGGAAATTGATGCTATCCAAGAAAATCAATACTTTGGTGGTAAAAATCCCGATTACTCGTTTGCAACAGAACGTTGGGGTCACAATGTTTCTATCATCGCAAATACACACCTAACACGACGTTCAAGAATTCATGTAGAAGATATACGTTCAGCACCAAGAATTAGCGAAGATAACAATTTACCGGATAATATCTAATGGCAAAAAATTCATCACCATACCGTAAACCACCGATTACAAAAACAATTGATTCTTTCATAGACGATAAAAATCTAGTTGAAAGACCAAGAATTGATTTAGGTAGATCGAGAAACACACAAATTCGTAGAGATAAAGACAAAACAAAAAGTATCGGCATCACGTTATATGATATAGATTTTGCCGTCAAGTCATTCATAGAACAAACAATGCAACTGAGTGTTGAGGATAATGGTGAAACTGTTTTAGTTCCAATCCTTTATGCTAATGCGGAAAAGTGGGCATCTATACAACGAAACGGGTATCTAAAAGATAAAAAAGGAAAAACTCTTGTACCACTCATTACTTTTAGACGTTCTGGTGTAAATATGAAAAGTGAAATGAGACGTAATAAGGTTGCAACAACGAATCAATTAGGATATGTTGTAAAGCCAAAATATTCTGTAAATTCACCATATGACCGTTGGTCGAGTTTATATGGAAGTAATGAAAAAACTCCACAGGAATACTATATAACTCCTATACCTGATTATGTGGATGTTACATATGATTTCATAGCTTGGACAGAGTATCAAAATCAATTGAATTTTTTAGTTGAACAATTTGTATATTTCACAGGACAATCATTTGGTGAAAAGAATTCTCTAAAATTCGCAACAAATGTTGATTCATTCACTATGGAAGATAATAACACTACTGGTCAAGACCGAATCATACGTTCATCTTTCCAAATAACAGTTCATGGTTATTTACTACCAAAGATTGCCGGAAATCAAGTAACAACAAAACGTGTGGTATCAATGAACAAAGTTACATTCGGACAGGAGGCGTATAGAGATATTGAAACGCCATTCAAAAAGAATAGCGATATTTACGATTCAGGTCAATTCCGTAGTTTGAACACTGACTCTAGAGAAAGACTAGAAGATTTACAACGAAGACTAAATGATTTTGGAGAAAATGGTCTCAATAACTCTCCAGAAGTATATCCTACGGAATTTGATTGATATTTATTAGTACAACTATATTGGTTTTATTTTAACATAAGAGGTTTTTATGGAAGAGAATACAGAAAAAGATTTTCAAACTGACGATGTGCAGGCTGTGAAAGATTTACAATCACGATATGCTACAAACACGGCTCAAATTGGTCAGGTTGAAGTCGAGCTCCACTTACTGAAAAGACGATTGGTTCAAATTGAAGAACTTAGAATGAATCTTTTCAACACATATGATGATTTACAAAAAGAAGAAAAGGAACTTGTAGAAAGTCTAAATCAGAAGTATGGTGATGGTGTTCTTGACTTAGATTCTGGTAAATTTATACCATCTGCTAAATAAGTTTGAGTTTTTTGACTCATATTTATAGTAGAGATAATTACACAATTTTTTGGAGATAAATAGTGGCTAATGAAAGAATTGTAAGTCCTGGCGTGTTTACGGTAGAAAAGGATCTTTCGTTCTTACCACAGGGAATTGCACAAATTGGTGCAGCACTTATCGGCCCAACAATGAAGGGCCCGGCATTTGTTCCTACGGTAGTTCAAGGATATAGTGACTTCGTAACACATTTTGGTGGAACATATGAGCAATCATATCTTCCTTATACCGCGAAGAGCTACCTGAATAATGCAGGTAGTGCAACAATCGTTCGCGTTTTGGGTTCAGGTGGATATTCCTTGAAACATCCGGTTGCAGTTGTTGCAACTGGTTCATATGGAAAGAGATTGATTTCCTTCCTTCACCCAACATTCGTCGTAACAAGTGCAGATACAGTTTCTTTATTTGACAAATCAACTCTTGCTTCAAATACAAGTGGTTCATTTGTTATTAGAGTTTCTGGTTCATTTACAACTGATACTTCTGCTTTTACAAACGCTGTAGATGAAAATGGCACACCATTCAGTGCTTCTATTGATCCAGAATCGAGTGCTTTCATTGGTGATCTTTATGGATACAATCCATATGGAACAAAGGTGGTTTACAACTATGTGAACTTCAAATGGGCAGCTTCTGCTTCACTTGCTGCTGATCCAGCAACAACAATCATAATTGAAAGTGGTTCAGCTGCATCACCGTGGGATTTCACAAACGATTACCTTGAAGCATCAACGCCTTGGGTTACTTCTCAAAAGGTCGGTGGAACTGCAACTGATTTGATCAAGTTCCATACACTTTCTCACGGTATTCATGCAAACTATGAAGTAAAGGTTGGTATTGCAAACGTCCGTCCAGCTGGCACAATCGCTGGTTCTGAATATGGTGATTTTGATGTGGTGATTCGTTTTGTAGATCAATCGAAGCTTCCACAAACACCATTCACAACAGAAGATGAAGATCTTCGTCCAAATGTAGTAGAACAATTCAAGTGTAATCTTGATCCTAATTCATCTAGATACATTTCTCGTGTAATTGGCGATAGATACATCACAATTACAGACGAAGGTAAGGTTGTTGTAAACGGTGATTATTCTAATAAGTCAAAATATATTCGTGTTGAAGTAACAGAAGCCGTTGCAAATGGTGCAATATCTCCAAATCTTGTTCCTTTTGGTTTCCGTGCTCCTATTTCTCCAATACCAAGTGCATTCACACAACCAGCCGCTGCAACTTATGTTTCAGCACAATCAGTTGGTGGTGCTTACAATAGACGAGTATATTGGGGATTCAACTATGACTTCTCTAATACAGATAACTTTAACTATCTTCGTCCATTACCTATTGCAGCTAATCAAACAACAGGTAGTAACATAGACTTCTACTTGGGTGATTACGAACAAAATCCTGGTGCAAATTTCCCATCAAGTGCAACTGCATATAGTTCTTCAATCGATTTGACAACTAATACTGCTCTTGACACTCGTAAATTTATGTTGCCATTCCAAGGTGGATTTGACGGTCACAAGCCAAATCTACAAAAGAAAACAGGCGTACATATCGTAGCTGGAAATACACAAGGATTTGATATATCAACTACTTCTGCTGATGGATATACTGCTTACAAGAAGGCCATCGATACAATTTCAAATGCAGATGAATTTGATATTAACATGATTGCAACACCTGGTGTATTACACCAATTACATTCATCAGTAACAACTTATGCCGCTGATATGTGTGAAAATCGTGGTGATGCTTTCTATGTAATGGATTCAACTGGAATCTCTGATAATATTGCAACTGCAGTTTCTACAACCGAAGGTTTAGATACAAACTATGCGGCTACATATTATCCTTGGGTTAAGATTCTTGATTTCGATAGAAACAAACCAATTTGGGTTCCACCATCTGTTGTTCTTCCTGGTGTGATTGCATTCAATGACCGTGTTTCTGCTGAATGGTTCGCTCCTGCTGGTTTGAATCGTGGTGGTCTTACAGAGGTTGTTGAAGTTAAAACACGATTAACACAAACA